ATCCTGATCGACCCCGAGGCGCGCGAGGCGGATGCCTCCGACATGAAGTACGCCTTCGAGGACGACGAAATGTCCAGGGAGGATTTCGAGGAAAAATATCCTGGCAAGTCCACCGAGGCGCTGGCTGACGACACCGAGGGGTGGTTTGGCGATAACGTCAAGATCACGCGCTACTGGTGCGTTGAGGAAGAACCCCGGAACGTCTACCTTCTGACGAACGGGCAAACTGTGCCGGAAGACGAGTACCAGCAATTGCTCACCGCCGATCCCGCGGTCAAGGACATGGTGAAAGAAACGCGCGACATTCCGAAACGCAAGGTCATGGTCGCCACAGTTTCCGGGCGCGACTACCTGGAAGAACCGAAAGAATGGGACGGTAAGTACATCCCTATCGTGGTTGTTTGGGGGAACGAGCTCGACATCGAAGGCAAGGTCACGCATTCAGGCATCATTCGGCCGGGAAAAGACCCGTCAAGGCTTTACAACTATTCCAGATCCGCTTTTGCCGAGCGCGTGGCACTCACACCCAAAGCGCCTTGGGTCGCTGCAGAAGGCCAGGTCGAGGCGTATGAGGATGAGTGGCGCACGGCCAATACCGACAATCATTCCGTGCTGCGGTACACGCCCACAAGCCTCAACGGCACGCCCGTACCGCCCCCACAGCGCACGAGCGCGTCAGACATCCCTTCCGGGTTCGCGCAGGACATGCAGATTTCCGAGCACGACATCCAGGAGTCGATTGGGATGTTCAACGCCAGCATCGGCGCCCCAAGCAACGAACGCTCGGGCAAGGCGATCATGGCGCGGCAGCGCGAAGGCGACGTGGGGACGTTTCATTACCACGACAACCTGAATCGCGGCATTCGGCACGCCGGGCGCATCATCGTTGACTTGATACCGAAACGCTACGACTCCACTCGAATCGCGCGTACATTAGGTTACGACGGCACGCCGGGCGAAGTGCAACTTGATCCGACATTGCCTACGGCGAGTCAGAAAGTCGGCTTGAAAATGGTCTACAACCTCACGGTCGGGCGCTACGACGTGTCGATCAGCGCTGGCCCGAGTTACAACACGCTGCGCGTGGAAGCCGCCGAGTCGATGTCGCGCGCGGTCGAAGGTAATCCGCAATTGATGGCGGTTATCGGGGATCTCGTTTTCAAAAACATGGACTGGCCCGGCGCGCAGGAAATCAGCGAACGGCTGAAATTGACGTTGCCGCCCAATATCGTCGAGGCCGAGCAGAACAAGAAGCAGACGAACCTGCCGCCCGAGATGCAGATGGCGATGGCGCAGTTCAAGCAGCAGGTCGAGCAAAAAGACCAGATGATCCAGCAAGCCGCCGATCACATCGAGCAGTTGATGGCGGAGATGGCGACGCTGAAAGAGGCGCACGACGTGAAGATGGGTGAACTATCCGTCAAAGAGCGCGACAGCGAAACCAAGCGATTCGAGGCTGAGACAGCGCGAATGCTCGCGGAGACGCAAGCGAACGTCCAGGCGCTCCAGGCGCTGACAGGCGGCGGCGAGGACGCGGGTCAATCGGCTGGCGGATCGAGTGCGGCGGACGGCGGTGAAGGCATGGGGATGGGCGGTATCAGCATCACCGTACCAGTATCGGTTGGCGGCAAGGGCACACCGGCGCGCACGGGCCGGGCGGTGAAGCAACCGGATGGTTCGTGGGCGATGGAAGCCGTGGAAGTGACCACGACGCATGGCCGGGCGATGAAGCAACCGGACGGTAGTTACGTTATGGAAGCGATGGATGAGCCGGTGGTGACGCAATGACCCTTGCCGTCACGCACACCACTCCTGCCGATACTACGTTCAGTGTTGCGGGCGCCGCCGCGTGGAATGCCGGCCACTCGGTCGCGGGTGGCACGGCCTACGGCATCCTCTACGCCGACTCTGCAGGCGCGCTCGGCCAGGTGTCGGGCCTGACCTTCGGCGGCGCTGCGGCGGGCACCGGGCTTGCGATTCCGGCGGGCACCGCGACCACGGCAGTCAGTCCGCTTGCGGTCACGCAGACGTGGAACAACGCCGCAACGACGTTCCCCGGCTTCAAGTTGACGATCACCGATACGAACTCTGCCGCTGGCTCGCTCGCGTTTCAGATTTTGGGCGGAGCGGCTGGGGCGACCAATCTGCTGAGTTTAACTAAAGGTGGAGCGTTAACAACCGTATCGATCACCGCCAGCAATGTGTTTACTGGGTTAGCCGGGCCCCTTCTATCGGCCGCTAATTCGCAAATTCGCGGACAAAATGGATTCGGATTACTTGTTGGTTCGACTTCTGGGACTTCGACGGATAATGTAAATAATATACTTTGTCGGGCAGCCGCTGTCCTTGACTGGAATGGGGACCTTGGAGTTTCCCGTATTTCGGCAGGTTTGGTCGCCATCGGAACTAGCGCCGCCGGTAGCTTCGCAGGCGGCCTGAAGCTCTCGAAAACAGTTATCGCCTCCGGCGGCACGACGCTCGGCGATGCCACCACGGCGGGAACGGTCAAGAAAACCATCACCGCCATCGCCGACAACACAGCGACGCCCACGTTCACGGTGACCATTCCGAACGCCGCGCATAGCGCCAGCATCAAGCTCACGCTGAAGGGTTCGCTCGGCGCAGGGGGTGCGATCGGCGCGAATGAGGCCACCGGATCGATTGCGTACGACATCGCCATCGCGCGCACGGCGGGTGTCGCGACCGTCGTCGGCTTTTCCACGGCCTACGGCAGTTCCACCGCCGCTGTGGCAGGCGGCGCCACGATCACGATTACCGCCGCCGCGTCCGGCCTGACCGGCGCAAACAGCGCCTCGCAGACGTTCACTATCGACGTGACGATCGCGCGCGGCAGCGGGGCGTCGGCGAATCACACTTGCGGCTGTTTCGCCACGATCATCAATGCCAATGCAAGCGGGGTCACGCTGTCATGAGGCACATCAACGGCGTGCTGACAGTGGAAGCGGAAGAAGTCGCGGCGATGCAGGCGCAGCTTCCTGCAGGGCCGAAAGGCGATAAGGGTGATCCCGGAGCAGCCGGAGCGGCCTTCCCGATTGGCGCAGTGTTTATCGCAGTCGTGGCCACCGATCCGGCGACGTTGCTCGGCTATGGCACCTGGGTCGCGTTTGGCGCCGGGCGTGTGCTTGTAGGGTTGGACGCGGGCGACACGGCCTTTGACACGGCAGAGGAAACTGGTGGCGCAAAGACTGTGCAGGCGTCGGCGCAGAGTTTCGCAGGCGACGTTTCGACCGCCGTGGTCAATCACGTCCACACGCTCGCCACCGGGACAGGCAGCACGGGTAACTTCAGCCAGGTGGTCGGCACGGTCGATACCAGCTCTGGCGGCGCCGGCGCAACGCCTACGCAGACCGCGCTCGGCACGCGCTCGGGCAATCCGGTCGGCGGGGCAGCGAGCTACACGCCAACAGGCACGAACACGGCGGGGGCCGCGACCAGCGTGGTGCAGCCGTACATCGTAGTTTATTTTTGGAAACGAACTGCATAGGAGGCAACATGGCAGCATCACTCAGGCTCACCTACAGCCCCACAGCGCTTGGCGGGCAGCACACCGCGGCCGCGGCGCGCTACCTCATTTTGGCAAAACAGGAATTGGCCCGCGCCATCTCTATTGGCGGGTCAGTAACCGCCAACGGCGTGACACCCGCGAATCTGGAGAATAGTGCCGAGTTTCTTGTCCAGACAGGGCAGGGCGCCGCATTCCAGACAGCGCTTGTTGCGATCAACACGACGATGGCTGGCGTTACGGATGCGCAACTCGCCGCACTGGACCAGGGCTGACCATGAGCGAGCCGACCGACCTCGATGTGCGCATCGCGGCGCTCGCCGCAGAGTATGCGCAGCACGTCGCGCAACTCTCAGGTAGGGCGGCCACGCTGGCATCTGAACTGGCGAGCGCGCAGGCGAAGCTGAAAGCGGCAGAGGCGCGGCTGGCTGAGATTAACGTCGGGAAGACGGATGAATGATCGCCTACACCAATTTCTACGGCAGCGCGTTCTTTGGTGGGGGGTTTTTTGGCGCCGGGGTGGAAGCGCAGCAAGGCGGCGGCGGCCGGATACCGCGCTACCATCCGTTCATACATGGGCCGCGGAAGTACGAACAGGAATTTGATGTAACCCCCGAGGTCGCGGAAGCGGTCGTCGAGGTCGTCGCCAAGGTCGTTGAGCAACGTAAGGCGCCGAGTGAAAAGGTAGATCAGCGGCGCGCAGAGAAAGCACTGCGCCGCGAACTCGCCGTGATGGGCGAGCAGTGGACGAAAGAATACGCGCAGATCATTAAGTTGGAACTGGCGCGGTTGGGCGGGGAACTCGCGGCAATCCAGGCCGCGGAAGCGGAACAACTGGCGATAGCCAGGCAAGAAGCGCAGGCGGCACTGGAAGCGCACGCTGCGCGGCAGGAGCACATCCGGCAGGCGGCGCTTGAAGTGCTGCGGCTGGAGCAGGAATACGAGGACGAACAGATTGCGTTTTTGCTGTTCAATTTATAAGGGTGCAGTGTGCCATTTTTGTCAGACTTGCTTATGACCGGAAGAAAGACGCTGGGCGATCTGTTCAGCCCGTCCGATCTGATGTCGCCGCAAGCGCAGATGGCGTATAAAGACGCCACGGGCGGTGTGATTGGCGGGCCGGAAATGGCCTCACAAGCCGTTGAGCGCACGTCACAGGGCGTTACGGCGGGACCGGCGCCTAACGTGGCGGGGTTGGCCCGCTTGCTGATGCAAACGGGCCGCGCAATGGATATGCAGTCGGCGCTGCGAATGGCGGCCGAGATGACAAGGCAATAAGGCACACACGCAGCCGATGCGCGGATTTTCAACGAGGATCACATGAACGAGGCCGTAGTCACCAACACCAGCGAAGCACCCGCCCCCGCACCGGCAGTAGAAGGCGCGGTCGTCAATGTAGATCGGCGCGACGCCGTGGTGCCCGAGGGCGACGCGCCCGAGACGCCGGTCAACGGCGAGACGAAACCGGAGATCAAGCCGGAAGATCCGGTCCCGAAGGGTGTGCAAAAGCGCATCGACCGCGCCGTGCGGCAGAAGTACGAAGCTGAGGCCCGTGCGAAGATGCTGGAAGAACGTCTGTCTCAATTGGAACAGCGGCAGCAGCCCCCAGCGCAGCAACAGCGCGCGCCAGACGGTATGCCGACGATCGACCAGTTCAACAATTTCGACGAATACGTGACCGCCAAGGCTGATTTCATCGCCAAGCGGCAGATCGAGCAGACGCTTACCGAGCGCGAGCAGCGTCAGAGAACAGAGCACCAGTCCGCAAGCCAGGCTAAACTGGACGCGGAGTGGACGAAACGAGTTGAGAAAGCTACGGCAGAGATGCCGGATTTCGAGGACGTGGTTGCGTCCTCGGAGGCTCCGATGACGGAGCCCATGAAGCAGGCAATCAAGGAATCGGACATCGGGCCGAAGTTGGCGTATCACCTTGCCAACAACCCCGACGAAGCGGCAACTATTGCCGACATGACGCCCCTTGCTGCAATTCGCGCAATCGGACGGTTGGAAGAACGGCTCTCGAAGCCGGCGGAAAAGAAGACAACCAGCGCGCCAGCGCCGCTCACTCCAGTCGGCGGATCAGCCAGGGTCAGCAAAGACCCCGGCGATATGTCGATGGCCGAGTTCACGCGGTGGCGCAGATCCGTCATTAAAGCGCGATAGCGCACGAAAGGTAACATTATGTCGAATACGTTAAAGGTCGTGGATCTGGTGCTGAAGGAGGCCCTTCGCATCGCCCACGAAAAACTGTCGTTTATCAAGACGACCGACCTCTCCTACGATAAGGATTTTCAGTATCAACCCGGCAAGGGTCCGAACGGGCAAACCATTCGCGTCCGCGATCCGAACCAGTACACCCGGCGCCAGGGTTCTCGCGTGATGAACGTGCAGGATCAGGACGAGAGCACGCAAAACTTCACCGCCGCGACGCAGGACGGCGTGGACATGCGTTTCAACTCGGCTGAATTGATGCAGTCGGTCAATTCGGGTTCGGCGTTTGATGACCTGTCGAGAAGGTACATCGAACCGGCAATGAGCGTGCTGTGCTCGGGCGTGGAAGGCGATTACATTGCGTATTGCACCAAAGCGACTCCGCAATGGGTCGGCAACATCGGCACGGCGCTAACCACGCTGGAATACCCCGGCAAGGCCCGCGCCAAACTGAACCAGGCGCTCGCCCCGAAAGAGAACCGTGCGCTGCAGATCGATAGCGTATCGATGGCCGGCATCGTCAACGGCGCCGTGGCGTACTTCAATCCGTCGAATGCAATCAGCGAGCAGTACCGCGAGGGGCTGATCGCGCGCACCAGCATGGCCGACTATTACGAGCAGGAAAAGCTCTGGGTGAATACCAACGGCGATGACGTAACGGCCAATACCGACGCTTCGGCGCTGGTGACGGACGGCGGCTCGACGATCGACATGCACACGATGTTGGCTGTCGCAAAGCAGCATGTCGGCATGCAGTTCACCATCGCGGGCGTGTACGACGTGAACCCCGAGACGAAGGCTGCGTACCCGCACCTGAAACAGTTCGTTATCACGGCGATCGGCGCGACGACAACCACGGTTTCCCCGCCGTTCTATCTGACCGGCGCGAAAAAGAACGTGGGTTCGTCAACCGGCGCGGACCTGGCGACGACTGCATTCAACGCTGCGGTTCTGACCTTCGCCGGTTCGGCTTCGTCGTCCTACGTGCAGTCGATCATGTATCAGAAAGAGGCGTTCCAGTTCGTGACGGTGGACCTGCCCCTGATGGACGACGCGCACAAGTGTGTGCGCATGACGCAGGAAGGTCTGTCGATGCGCTGCTGGATGGGTTCGGACAT